CTCATTAAGACCAAGCCATTTCATCTCATCCTGCTTAATTCCGGCTTTTTGAAATATGCCTTTCCATTGTGATACATCACCCTTTTGCTGTGGTGTTTCCAAAACAGCTTTCTCTGATTTAAAGATATATCCAAGATTATCTGGCTGTACGGTATCCTCAAGTGACTTACCTAGTTTTGAAAGACCTTCATTTATAAAATCTGTAGGATCAAAACCCGACATCAGTTTAGTGCCACCGCCCTGCTCTTTAAGTCTTATATCTGCCAATTTGCCTTGATTAATGAAAAACTGTCTGGTAGCCGCAGTAGCCGAACTAACAGCCTCACCCACTTTTGGAGCTACTATCTCAGCACCTTTTGCTACACCTTTAACGGCTCCACCCAAAGCTAAACCTGCTGCAACCCCTGTTGATGTAGCCTGACGCATACGACCCCAATCAAACTCTTGCTGACCTAGTTCATCACCTGCCTCACCAAACTGGTTTACTCCGGCTTCATTTGCTCTCAGTGCAGACCATTGACGAAAAGCATCGTCTAAAGCCGTATATGCACCACCTTCATAAGCCGTTATAGCGGTTGGACTTAATGCTGCGCGGGCAAAGCTATTTAAAGAAAGATGTTTAGAAGATGGTTTGACTAAATTTTTTAATTGCAATAATGGGCCACCTGCTGCGAAATAAGAAACAGGATCAGATGCAATCCCTTTAAAAAAGCGTTTGGTGCCATTCCAAGTAAACATTGGCAACTGGCCATAAACTTCAGACATGTGATAAAGAGCTAATGCAGCAATATCGTTTTCCTCGCCCTTTAAGGTAAGATGGGTGTCACCCATATTTGCAAAATTATAATTCCATGCACCTATATATTCGACACCCCACTTTGCAAAATCTTCATCACTTACTGGTTTGTTATAGTTACGCATCCCACTAAAAGATTGGCCTCTATTTTCAACCATAGCCTTTTTGGTTTCTTCTGGAAGGTTTGAAAAAGCCTTATCTTGTGTTTCATAGTAACTATCAGGAAATACAGAACTATGAAGCATTTTAGCGGCATTTACCCATGCCTTATATTCATTTGCGTAATCACCTCCTGCACCATCTAAAAGGTCGGATTCTGTAAAAGGACTTATATTTTGCTCTACAGCATAATCGACATCCAAATCATCTATGGTCATGTCCTTTTCTTCAAGACCACCACTAATAAGTTGTATGTAGATGTCTTTGCGTCTGTTAAGCCTTTCATCATTATAGCCACTAAGAACAAGATCATTGTCATCTACATCAACAAGATTAACCATACCTAATCCCCCAACATTTCATTATCGTATTCTTCTTTTGTTAGCATCCGTTTAACCATAACACCGCCTATTTCTTCCTCTTTGAAGCCATTTGGATATGTCGGTGTACGTCTACGAATAGCCATTGTTTCCCATTGACCACGAGCCTCAAGTAATGTTTCATACTCCAGTGTTTGCTCAAAAACACTTAATCCACTTTCTGCATCGTTACGGATAAATTTCTCAACATTGATAAAATGTTGAGAGGTCCAATTTTCAAAGTTAAAATCCCCACCTATGGAAAAATCATTCCTCGTTGAACTATCTTGTTTAAAACTAAACAGTTCTGGGTTCATTTGAAGAACAAAGTTTCTGGTTTGGTCACTTAACGGAATATAACTAACACCTAACCCCATGCCGTCTAAATATAAATCGGCAACGTAATCATAAGCTTCCTTCGGTGTCATTTTGCTATTGGGATCACTTATAATTCTATCAAAAAGTATTCTTGCCTCGTTATGTAAAATACCTGCAACACTAGCATCATAAGATTCTTTGGGGATATTAGCTGTCAACTTATCTATAAGACCGGAATACATCTTTTTTTCTTTTGCTAAATCTGTGTCATCTCTTTGCTCAAAGATAGCCTTTGTTAATGCAGCAGAACTTTCTTTTGTAAGTTTGTCTAATTTTGTCTGATTTTTAACTAGATCAAATAAAAAATCTAGCTCTTCGTCATCTGTTGCCTGGAGAATTTGCCTATGAATATCAGTATATAAATCACCATCATCAATATCTGTGGTGCCACCCATCATCTTTTCTCTAAGCCATTTGAAATCTGAATTGCTTATTTCATCATTTTCGAACATCACGCTAACTTCATCAAAAAGCATCGGGGTCAAATCATCAAAAGATTGGAGAACTTTTGAAAGACCTTCCCGATGCCTCTTAATTCTGGCTCTATCTGCTGCGCTTTCTTCTTGCCTATTTTCTGCATTTATTTGAGATATAAGCGAGTTCTCAAGTGTAGATACCTGTGAAATAAGGGTGTTACGGTCTTCATCGTCTAAATCTGGATAGCTGCCTGACTTACCTTCCATAAGTTCTAAAAGGAGTTCCCCTGCTTTTTCGGGGTTTTTAGAGGCTTTTATGTTAGAAAATAAAGTGCGAACCTCAAGTTCTGCAATGTCACTTATAGCTGCTTCGTTATTTGTTACCGCTTCTGTATTTGTAATAAGGCCCAAAGAAGCCATCTGTTCATACAAACCCATGATATTTTTTTCGGGATCACCGAATAATTCTATTGTTGCACTAGCTTTTTCTACTCTGCTTCCATTAGCTATCTGGTCTTTTAAATATATCTCTCTTTCTAAAAATTGACTTTTAGAAATATCTATTTGCTTAGCTCTTACGACTTTCATCACACCAAGCGTCTTTTCTGTAGTCGTATCATTGGCCCAAGAATTAAAGCGTCTTTTTACAACAGGGTCTTCAATAGTATTAGAAATACTTGTCATGCTTGATTTTGTGTCATTATTCCAATTTGCAATAATAGACTTTGGATCATTGTCATTTAATGAATTAAGAGCATATTGATTAAGGTCTGTGGCATACTGATTTTGTGCAGCAGCTAACTCACCTGCTCTTTTTGTTTTTACTTCAGCCTCATACAAAGAATACGCAACCTTTGAGGTTGTATCAGCAAAGTTCTTAAATGCACTCGCAACTTGTGAAAACCCTGCCGGACTTGCCTGTACAGACAACATCTTACCACCAGATTTACCTGATAGTGCTGACTCTGATGTATATGTAGGAACCTTCATGCTAATGCCTTAATCATTTGATAATTGCCATAACCACTCATTAATGATGAGCCTGCGTTAAAGAAGGCCGCTTTCTTTGCCTGCTTTCCATACATGGTTTGAAGATCAGCGTTCATCTTTTGCTGTAATCCCTCTTCCAAGTTCATTTGTCTTCCAGTTCTTGCATTGAGATCACGAATAGCTACCTCTTCATCTGCCTCTGCTGCGGAAGCCAGTGCAACGAGTAAGGGTGTATCACTATTTGCGACCCAACCATTATACGCAAAAGCAGAAGATTGTGCGGATGCAAGATTGTCATATTCCTTAAGAAACTTGCCGATTTGTAGCTGTTCAGCATCATAAATAGATTGTGCTTCGTTTTCGGCAACCTTTGCATTTCTTTCTGATACTTGCGCATTATAATCATGTGCTGCTTTTTTTGCGTTACCTTCGGCTATAGCACCCATAACACTCATTGCGGTGCTTGCCATAGAAAACATTTTAAGTGGAGTCATTATATTACCTTTGCAAATCTATAATAATCTTCGTGGTCAGGCCCAAACTTTCGCATAAGCCCTTCATTTTCAAAACCCATCCAAGACGCAAAGCGTACCGCTTCGGGCCAGGAGGCTTTAACCGCAGCCTGCAATCTTACAAACTGATGTTGTTTCTGCATTTTATCCATATTTATCAGTATGTTACGAATGGTGGTTAATCTGTTTTTATAGACCTTGCCAGATAGCAACAACCAGACTTCAGCCATGTGTTTATAAACAGGAACGATACCGCCAGAGCCGATAACCTCTCCATTGACAATACCGCTAAAGCTCATACCGTTCACAACCATCTCATCAACAAACTTTAAAAAATCCTTTGGATTGGCAGGCGCACCAATATTCATCTCACCGTTTAGTATTTCCCTTGCATGATCCGGTTGAAACTGAACTATATTCATTGATCGAATGTAATTAATCTTGGGTAGATTGCTAAAACCGTTAGTGGCAATGCCTGTTCCTGCTGCACCACCACATGCCCATCTGTTTCAAAACCTCCTCTAAATTCTACTTCCTTATCACCTGTAAAAAGAGCTAATGGTTCATCCATAGCGTCTTTTGAGGAACGAAACGGAATAACGTCAAGATCAGAAGTCGTAGCTCCGACCTTTACACCTACGGAATTATACAATCTGAGTGTAACATCGTGAATACGCTTTGTTTTTCCTTGTGATGTTCCCTCTTCGCCTCCTGCCTCTATTCTCATGGTTTGGAGTGTACTTGTATAAGCCAGTCCAATATGTGCTTTGGTAACGCTTCTATCTAGTGTAATTGAACCACTTGCTACCTGTTTGTCTGCGTGGGTCGCTCCATTTGCCAATATTCTTACGGTTTGTCCTTCCAGATGAGAAAGACCGGAAATAGATGTGGCTGCACTTCCCGAATAAGTTAAGCCACTATCAAGAAAGAACGCATCTTCAACAGAGGTGCCAAAATCCATTGGCTTCATTTTCTCTACATATCTTTTTGTCGCTCCATTAATTGTGCGCTGTACAACCATATATACATCATCTTCTGAGGAGGATGATGGAATTGTCGCTATACTTTCTACTAAAGCGTGTGTCTGACTTGTTACGGCCAATCGTGTAGAGTCTGATGATGCTAGTGTTATATGTCCTGTTGCTGAAGGTGTTGTTTCTGTAACTGTTACTACGTTGGCTGCCGGATTAGCCACCGTTAAATCAGCGTGGGCATTAAGCATAGTATAAATATTATCTGCGGTTGTGTTGTTGCTTGAATTATGAAAAAATTTATTCGTATCCGGTGTTCCTGTTCCTGCACCCTGACAGGTAAATGTTAATGCCGTTCCGTCTGACTTTGTAACTGTTATCGTTGCACCTGTGGCAATATTTGCGTAATCGGTTACTGTAATTGTCGCTGTGCCTGATGCGCCACCTATTTCATGCTGATGCCACGCAATAACTTCTTCTTCTCTTCGATATGTCATGCCTACCAGTTTTCCATCTTCAAGAACGCACCATACTATATTATCTGGCTCTTGCTGTAGTGCCATTTCCTTTATAAGACCGCCTGTAATATGCTCAGCCAGTATGGTCATATCCGGTGCAGAATAAGAGTCAGTATTAAATGAATACACCAATTCTCTTATTTTTCGCTTTGCTCTTTGCACAAACAACGCAACATTAGCTACTGTGACTGGCTGTATGTTGGCTGATCCATAGCTTGCCTGACGCAATATCTGCGTATTTGTAGGGCTGATGGGCTGATCTGACGTTGCTCTCACAACAAATTCACCGCCAGATGTACCCACTAGCAAGGCCCGCGATGCTGTCAGATAGCGAATAACATTAACTTGATTTGATCCAATCGTGTATATCAGCGCATCACCGTCAGCCACACCAGTGTTAAAATCCGTAAAATCTCCTGATTTAGAAAAGAATAAAGTTTGTGGTTGTGTCTCTGTGTTGGCGAATACAAGCCTTTGCTCAAAGAATGTAATACAAGCCGGATAGCCTGTTGTTGCTGAAAATGCGCCTAAACTCCAATCATCTGTAGCACCCAGGTTGCCACTTAAGGTAATCGTATTGCTTGCCGCCTCATCAACCAGATCATTAGATGGCGCAAAAAGTATTGTATCAGAGGTAACTTGCACAATAACAAGACCTGTCTGATTGTTTGCGCTTGTTCCTGCACCTGTCGTTGTGCAGGTTTGGCCAACCTTAAAGCCTTGTATTAGAAATTGAGCAGCACTATCGGTTATCCTATCATTGTGCTCAAGACCTGTGGAGTCCGGATCGCCCTCTTTAAAAGCAATCGTATTTGACGCATAGGACGGCATGAGTTCCGTTCTAAGGTCTGCATTTTCTTGTACGGCTGCGGTAACTGATGTTGCACTAGAATAGGCTGTAATCTTTGCAAATCCATCATAAAACTTAATTAGCCTTCCTACATCTGTGCTTGCAAAGGTATTTGCAGAAGCCGTTACCGTTACACTTCCTGTTCTTGCACTGGCAGTAAAAGTGGTTGTTGTCGCGTTTTCATCCAAGAAAGGACCGCGCCTAAAATCTACATCTGCAATAGCCCACGCTGTATGAGCCGTTCTTGATATTTTTCTAGGTGGATGTGAAGGATGTACAACGTACATAATATCCGCAGATTGCGTAAATTTAAGGTCTGCAACCTGTGCAGAGGTATATGTTGTTGTGACTTCTACGGCTGAACCAGAGTCTACAATCTGACCGCCATCTTTATAAACGCGAAAATAGTTATTTCCAAACTCCAGAATGTAGGTCTGTTCTACATTAAACTCAAAAGGAATTATCCTTGTGGCATTAGCACTAGCTTTGACTTCAGCAATATACTCTGTACCTGGCCTTCGTGTTGCACCACCATGAGGATGCACAAGAAGGTTTTTAAGAGTTTTACAGCCATTAAAATACTTATTAAGGTCGGTCCGGCCATCTAGCCGATCAGAGAGCTCTCCGGCTGTAAAGTTTGTAAAAGCAAAGGAAGCTTTCGTCATTACAACCTACTATCTACAAATGAACTGCTTTCTAGTCCTCCGGCTTCCGTACCACCTGTTAGGGCGGCTGCTGTGCCTTCTGTTGCGTCTACAAATCGTGCATCTTTTAGTTTCAATTCGTATAAACCACGCATTTGAGAGGCTAATGAAACAGAACCAATCAAAGGATAGGCAATATCGGCAGCCATAGCTGCGGAAAGTGTTTCGGTTAATAACGTATCTAACTGATTGGTGTCTGTAACCCTTGCCAAATAAATAAGATTAATAGTCGATTCATCGGCTAAAATCTTACGGCCTTCGACCTTAAAGGAGATCGCAGAACTATCCAGACGAATAATTCTCAGGCAATAGGGGTCTGTGGGAAGGGTAAACTGATAGCTAAAGTCAAATGCAGGACTGGCAGTATCGGGAGAAAGGGTTGTTCTTGTTACAAGACAATTCCAAGGATGAGAACGAAAGACACCATCCCTAATACTATCATATCGTTGATTGCAAATTCTGGCGGCTTTACTGTCCTCTGTAAGAGAGACAATATTACTTGCGCCTATCTGATTAAGCGCAGAATTACAAATATCAACGACTGATGGCATGGTAAATCCTTATTGTTTGGTAATTTAGGGCGGCTAATTTATAAAAGCACATTAATAAAAATAAATGCCGCCCTAAAACTCTTTAGCTTTGTGCGTAAAGCATTGTCAGCGCAACTGTGCCTGTGCCTGCGGCACCGCCCATTGTCACTGTAATGGTTTTACCGTCTTCGTTGGCATCAACCTCTTCACCATTAAGCAAAGCCAATGTTGCTGCAACATCTACAATTTGTGCAGATGTCGATGCGGCTGCGGCTTTATATGCGGCTGCACTTGCTGATACGGCTGTTCCGGCAGCGTTTGTGTGAGCAGCATAGCCTACGCTCAAGGTTGTGGATGATCCCATTGCATCATGTGCAAGTTGTCCAGAGATAATTCTTGCTCCATCAGGAAGCGTAAACATCTCTATAACATCTCCTGATGCTAATGAAGAAGCTTCATAAGTTCCATAGGCAACTCTTACCTCACCACCTAATTCATTTGGTTTAACGAAATCAGATGGATCATCTTGTGTAAGTGTTGTCTGCTGTGTCGAATAAACTGTAGCCATTGTTCAATCTCCTTATGCAGATTCATCACAGGCGATGGAAACGACTTTTTCCTCTTCCATTCTAGTTGCGCCAAAAGTTGCACAATAGAATACCTGTGTTGAGTATGATTTATCGGAACGCTCATCAACTCTGGCCATGACATCTTTACCCATAGCGAGTTTGATACCATCTTCTGCCCATGCAAAACATGTGCGGATATTACCAGATTTTGCTAAACGATTGCTTACAATGAACCTAAATCCTAAGAAACTGTCCACTGTTCCTTGTACCAGAGCCCTCACAGTGTTGAAGTCACTTGATGTTACTGAAGTGGTGTTCAACAAAGCTTCGATCTGGTTAGGACCAACGCAAATGTATCTTGGGATTGATGGGTCAACGTCAAGCAAGTCCAAAGCTTTCTTGGTTTGCAAGAGCTTCGAAATGGACATATCCGCAGAGCCATGTGCAATCGTGTTTGCAGAAAGCATTGTTGCGGAGCCAGAACCAGATTTTCCAGTTTTAGCTGTGCCTGTGGCTGCCGTTATAATAGCGTCATCCATAGCACGACCCATAGCGGCAGCAGCAGCTTGAGCATATACTGACTCTGGCGAGGTCAATAATTTAACCTTGTCAGCGTCATCAATGAGGTCTGCCCACTCGTATGTGTCCATCGTGACCATTCGTCTTGAGTGTGGTGTTTCTACGAGGGGTGTATCACCATGCCTCGTAGTCTTTTTGACAGCAGCAGTAGAACCGATCTGGTCGAAAAATGCTTTCTCACCAGTCACGCTTTCCTCTGAAACAGCACCGCGTAGTTTTGAACCGCGCTGTTGTGCAAGCATCGTGATATTGGAACTAAACTGCTGTACAAAAGCTGTAGTTACTTGTGTACTCATAGTTTTTCCTTAAAAAAAGTTAAAAGATACTCGCTACCCAACATCATGTCGGACGATAGATTTGTTAGTTTTAGGACTTCTCCTACAAGGCCCAGAGGGTTATCTTGGTTTCTACACTTAAAATTTTGGGCAAAAGCTTTTCAAAATTTAGTTTGGTGTAATCATTTCCTGCAAACGCAAGGCTTCATTAACTGCCCAATCATGCTCCGGATCACGCTTATTCCAATACGGACCATTCATACGTTTAACATGGTTTAACTTCTCTTGTGCTTCGTGGGGTGTCATCGCACCACTGGACTTGATACCCTCAATAGTATCTTCTCCAATTTTACCACGAATAAAATCAGAAACATTGACAATAGTTCTGACAAAATCAGGGTGATCGCCCAAATTTCTGCCATCTGCCAACTGTATAGTCGCTAGATTTTCTGTTCCAAACTCAGATAGTACAGCATTTCCGGCTTCTACTTTGTCCGAATATGCGTTGCCATACTCTCTCTGTAAGGTTTCTTGCCCTTCCCGCGCCAATGCTTCAATATTTCCTGTTGCCTGCTGACCACTTTCGTTTGAAAGTTTCAAATATCCATCTAATAATTGCTGACCTTGTGTTGGATTAAGACCTGCTTTATGCGCGGCACCTTTAAACCAACCAATCAAATCATTATTGGGCTGCTGTCCGTCAGGCATTTCTACCTTAAAATCATATCCATCTGGTGCTGCGGGTCTGCCTAGTCGTGACCAGACATCATTCCACTGTTCTTCCGTGGCATTTTTAGATGGGATAGGTAATTTATCCGCACCAATTAAACTTTGTACGTTTGCATGGGATTTAAGAAGTGAGCTTAAATCCTTATGGTTGTCAAACGCTGTATTGCCTTTTAGCTCCTCTGGGATATGTGTTCGCCAATCAAACTCCTCAGACGGTGCTTCCGTAGCTACTGGCTCTGCTACGACATCCGCTACCTGATCTTCACTCATTATTCTGCATCTCCTTTAATCTTTGGTTATCATCACGCAGCATGTGTTGAATAAATAGCACTACGGAACGCTGCCCTTCCCTGTAGGCTGTTTCATTGCTGTCTGGTGTGTAAGTCGTACCTTCGATCCAAAACCGCAATTTTAAATCCTCAAGAACCTTTTCCCCTGCATCTGCACCGAAAAGCTCCTTATAATTCTGTTTTAAGTTCTCAATTTCCTTCATTGTTGGTTCTGAGCAGCAGCCAGTAACGGTGCAACCTTACCGCCTGCCTCTGCTGTTTCCATCATTTGCTGTTGTTCTTGAGCCTCTTCCATCTGTTGTTGACGATCCTGACGTTTCATAGACACCTCTTGATCGGAGGAAATTGTTGTTGCAGGAATAGAGAGTGTCTTGATTAGATGTTTTGCGACCCCATCAAAATCGACATAATCCATTATCTTTGGATCAAGTTGGCCAAGAGGCCCAAGAAGCTCTAATAACTGATTAATACTTGTAATATCGCCCTGTTTCTGTGCTTTAGCGAGTGGAGAGACATATTCAATTTGCAAATCCATATCCATCATAAACTCTGGTGCTACAGGGAACCGTCCCGCCCTTGCTAGAATATTAAACGTCCTAGCAATCAATGGCTGCAACATTTCCGCTTGCAATCTGCCCAACACAGGGCCAAGCAATCTCATCTTCTCTTCGGTTCGCTGCACAACTTCCGTTGCGGTCATTTGTGGACCTTGCGCCAATATTAACTGGTCTACATAGAAAGCAGACCTTATGGCCTGTCTTCTTTGCTCTTCCATATTCAGACCCAAAGGATTGTTCGCGCCAATCTGTAAGGGCTCTATTCTATCCCTTGTTCCGGACCTGTAGAAGTTTAAACCACCTGGAACTGTTCGTACAGGCAATATAAACCCATCATCAGGTACGAGAAGCGGTGGATCAACTTGCTTTTGTGCTGCCCTTATCGTTACCTCAGACATCTTATTGAGCATTTTGATGTCGCTAAGACTGGTCATGGCAGGGGAGCGACCATAACCAATCTCAAAACTGCTCTTTAACCATCTAGGACAAGTATAAGGAAGCTCATCAAAACCACTTACGGAAAGAATAATCTTCTCATCAGGCTCAATATATACAGAAGCATAAGGCTTATTTTCAGACGTTAGTTTTGTTGGATCACGGTCATCTCTAGGATAGACGCAATGCACAATTTCCGTAGTCTCAAAAGGATTTTCCTTATACTTATCTTTTAACTTCTTCGAAAGTTTATCCTTGCCAAAGCGTGTTATCACTGCTTTTAAAGGCATTTTGAACTTTCGGTAGACTGTATCTACTCTGCCCTTATCATCTTCTGAAAGATAACATTCACCGATATGTCGGGTGGAGAAACGGATGTCGGTGTTTGGGTCTGCCTCAATGAACATTACAGCCGTACCGAAAGTAATCAAATCATGATATAATTCATGTATCTGTTCTTGGAAATTAGACCGCGCAAAGGTCTTATACATCACATCTTCAACGGATTGCAGCCATTCCCTTGCGCTATCATCGCCATTCAAATCTGTTTGTCTATACTCTAATGAAAACCACTTTACGCTCATATTCGTCAGCATACCGTGTAGAGAAGCCGATAACATTTCCGCAGCGTGAATAGCCGTACCATCAAAGATATATTCGGTCATCTTATCGCCCGCAGACCGCTTTCTACTGATGTTCGCCTTTCTTGGTACGATAAAATCAGCTATATCCTGCCAATGGCTTTCCCAAGTTATGCGTTGCTGTTCTAGTGTACCTAGCCTTTTTAAAAGCGATACCGCTACATCATCAGGCATTATGACCCCAATTTCTTCTTTTTATTGTTAGAACCAGTCAAAATTGGCTTTTTAATCGGTGCCAACTCATTCAAGCCTTTTGTGCTCGTTAAAATTGTAGAAGACGATCCACCACCCTGCATTGTTTCACCTTCACCATAAACAACCTCATTAGGATTTACCGCCTCTTTTACTGGCTCTTGCGGTGTAACCGGAGCAGGTGCAACAGGTGCAGGAGTTGTTGGTGGAGATGTTGGTGGTGTCTTTGGTTTTGATCTTAAAAATCCCATATTAATCCTCCACAACCTTACTACCTGCAAGCAATCCTTTAGGACTGGTTAAGATAGTGGTCTTATAATTTACTTTTTTAGGGTCTTTCGCCTTTTTCTCAGCCATTTCTGTTACTGCCGTATGTGGTTTTATCACCTGTGGGGGTGGTGCAGGAGGTATCGGGGGTGGCTTCGGGGGTTTAAGAAATCCCATTCTCATCTCCTATTTCATTTATATCCATATCCCAAACAAATAGGGGTGTAGAAGGACCAACATAAGCTCCGGCTATGTTGTACTCAAAATACTCCAAAGCCTCATCATCTGTCATTCCATCCCTATCCTTCAAAATACCAATCACCTTATCGGCACTATAAACCACCTTGCTGTTGTCTGATGCCACACCAATCACAGCATCATCAAAACCATCGGCTGTTAATAAATCACTCATATCGTTACCTGTAATGGGTTATACTTATTATCCGCTAATGCTTGTGGCGGCCTGATATGGTTCTGATATTCGTCAAAACCAACAGCAAATGTTCTCCAAGCGTCTGCGGCATGGGAAGACCAGTCATGAACTGGTGTTGCTCTAAATGTCCTCATCCTCTCATTATATGCACGATGATACTGCCTCAGTGCTTCCAAGCCCTCTTTGCAGTTATCCCTATCAAAATAACATTTCGTAATAATCATCTTCGCAGCATGGATACCATCTTCAAGAGGAAGCTTCGGCACCACACGAAAGTTAATACCCAAATCATACGCGACTTCTCTACGAGTTTTTCCGCTACCCAACTCACGAACCTCAATATCGTGCGGAGCATTGTGGATACCATATAAATAATTCTTCTCATGCAATACCCTCGCATAATGCGGCAAGCCCTCTCCTCTCGCCTCGTAATAATCAATAACATGTACCCCACGACCTATATTCTGGGTAAAGAAAACAGATGTTGCGTCAGAAACACCTAAATCCCAATGGGTATCAACCTTATGCGTAGGATCATAAGGCACATTACATATTCTCCCTGCCTCCTCTGCGGCCTGTAACTCCTTCCCATATATAGCACCAGGTACATTCGCTACCCAGGAACACTCATATTCCTGCTCATACTGGTCAGCAGTCATCATAGTTCTGGCTGCCTCTAACTCTTCATCATCCAAAATATTTGTCTCTGAAGCCTTATAAATAGCCGTATGCCATGTCTCCTGCGCTTTAGCCTCTTCATAGAGCTCATAGAACGCATTTTGGCCTCTGGGAGTGCCTACAAAGAGCGCATAGCCCTTCCTATCAGACAACGCAGGTCTGATGATCTCAGGAAACAAACTCTCAGGCATATCGGCCATCTCATCTAATACACAGCCGTCCAGATAAATCCCTCTCAGAGAATTTGGGTTCTCTGCGCCCAAGAGCTGAATCCTTGCACCGTTAGGGAGATCACAGCGCAACTCAGTTTCATGGAAGCGAACCATAGGTATATTTTCTGAAAACTGCTTCAGATAATCCCATGCGACTGCTTTAGCCTGCTTATAAGACGGAGCAATGTAAGCAAATCTAGGTTTTGCCTTATCACAGAGAACGGCATCTCTCAGAAGATGATTAATAGCCATAACAGTCTTACCCCATCTCCGGTGACAAATAACTACACCCCATCGCTTTTTTGCGAGAGCAGCGTGTAATTGCTTCTGTAGCGGTCTTGGACTGTACGGTATAGTAATATTCATTGAGGCTCCAAGTGAGTGTCTTGTGGTCCGGATAAGAACGTATAAGCACACGCGGCCACTTTTGGGGGTAGGTGGGGTTCGCGTTTTTCCTACAGAATTTAATTGTTGTAGGTGAAACCCCTACAGCCAAATCTAGTATATAAAAGGTTTTCTCTAATGGGTTGCAATTTGGGTTGCAAAAAAGAAATGAATTTAAACTTTTAATTGATGCCGCTCTATCCGGTCAGAGCTTACATGCGCGACTGATGACAGACACAGCACACACAACAGGACTCAACTACTTCTTCTTGCCTTTTTTCTTCTTATACATCATCCCTCCCAATTCAATGTTATTGTACCACTCACAGCTTGCTTGTCCTCTACCTTATGCCTCATGCTTCCCCTACTCTGAAGCTGACTCTGACGCTTCCACAATGACTCTACCTTAAGCCTCGTTAAATTAACGTGAGCATTGGCAAGTTTTGCGTCATCTGGTAACGGCTTTGCTAAGAGTTCTTCAACTTGATGTGGAATATTCTCGCCTTGTATAGCCTTAGCCTTAGAATAACCCTCGTATGCCTCATCATCCTTTTGAATAAAGCGTTGGAAGGTTCTTTTACTTGGCCAACCCTCTTGAGCATCTATAATGGCATCAAGCGTTAAGCCATCCATTATCCCCTCAAAGAGAGTTTCAAGCATTTCTTTTGAAATCTTTTTCGACATGACCTGTGTTTTTCGGATAATTGTTGTTGGCGCATTGCGCCTAGTATATCCAAATAATTAAGCCTTTCAGTACATCAAGTCAACGTATAACATCAATTTAATATAAATTAGCTTGACGTTTAACGACAC